CCCGGACCGGCTGCGACGGCGACCCCTGAGCCGGCAGGACCGCTGCCCAACATGGTCACGGAGGCGGACAGCGACGAACTTCCGTTCTAGAGGATGAGGGAGGAGGACCGGCGGTTGATCGTCGCATGTCGAGAGCGAATGGCATACCTCGAGTCACAGCCGGCCGGTCCGTTCCTCGTAGCGATCCGCCTAGACCGCATAGAGAGGGATTATCAAGATGACGTCGACGCAGTCAATCCTCCTTCGCGAGCGCATCTACTCCGACATCGCCGACCGGATGGAGCGGAACCCTGTCCAGGACCCGGCTGCCAATGGTCGGGCGACGGTCCCGATGGGTCGCGGCTTCGGTCTCTGGCAGCGGATGAACCCGGGCGCCCAGCTCGTCTGGATCGACGACGCCGACGGCCGGCCGCAGGCCATCACCCCCAAGCAGAAGCGGGTCCTCGTCCTGGCCCTTGAGATGATCGAGGGAGGTCGCGGGCTGACCATGCGGGAGATGGCCGCCGAGCTCCGGATGGCGCCCTCGACGGTGTCCCGGGCGCTGGTCAAGTTCTCGGCCTGGGGGCTGATCGCCTACATCGTGGGACGGGGCCGGTGGGCAGGGCTGGTCATCTTCCGGCGCTTCAAGGACGACGGCCGGGACCGCTTCCGGAAGGCCGCCAAGGAGCGCGTCCACCGCTGGTGGGAGGCCGCCCAGGCCCGCCTTTCACGCTTGAAAGTCAATGTTGCGTCCAAGGCCACATGGACAGAGATAGAGGCTCATGGTCTAGGGAACTACTACTTCTCTAGTAAGGACGCAACATTGAAGCAGCCCTGGACGGTCGAGGAGCTGCGCGACAGCGGGATCATCTGAGATGCCCCTCCTGACCGAGGCCCAGCGGCTCGATCGCCATACGTCGGGGGCCGAGCTGCAGCGTCTCGTGACCGAACTCGCCACGATCTACGGCTGGTCGTGGGTCCACTTCCGTCCTGCGAGGACAGAACGTGGCTGGCGGACGCCCGTCGAGGGACCGCTGGGCAAGGGCTGGCCCGATCTCGTCCTGGTCCATCCGCTCAAGCGCAGGACGCTGTACGTGGAGATCAAGCGGGAGCTGGGCGACGACCTGACGGCAGACCAGTTCTACGTCATGTCGATGCTCCGGGCGGCAGGCTGCGAGACGTTCGTGTGGCGACCGGGTGACCTCACCGAAGGGCGCATCGGGGATGCGCTGGCATAAGCGGTGAATCTGGCTCGACGGGCGATGGTCCCGACCGTCGAGCCAGGACACATTGTGTTCGGGACCGGACGGAGGTTCCTCATGGCAAAGGTCGAACGGATCGAAGGCGAACGCGGTTCGCTGATGTCGATGACGGATATACGCATCGTGCTCTCTGACCAGATACGCGATCTGGCGGCACAGACCACCTCGCCGGCGAATGCCAACGCGGTCACGAACGCGGTCGGCAAGATGTTGTCGAGCCTCAAGCTCGAGATGGAGTACCGCCGTCAGATGAATCGGACGGGTGGCATCCCGTTGCTTGAGGCCGAGCTCGAGGCTGAGGACGAGAAGGCAAGTGCCTAACCGCCGCATAGCCGCGACTTGTGCAGGATGCGGCGCAGAGTTCGTCGGCAGGGTCAGTCATGGCCGCGGGCGGCCACCGCGCTACTGCTCACTTCCGTGCTACCGCGGAACGGGCCTCATGGTCGCCCTCGGATCGGCTCGTGCCAAGAGTGCATCCGACTATCAGCAGCGGCTCATCGGGTCATCCTGCCCGATACGGGTCGAGGGCTGTGCCAGTTGCGGACTGCTGATGACCAAGCACGACGGCTGGCCACGCAAGTACTGTTCCACCCGCTGTTGGCAACGCGAGTATCAGAGGAAGTTCCATCCGACAGCGATACGTTACTGGAGGATCGATGACACGCAGGAGGCGCGAGACCTTGCTGCGATCTATTTCCGACTTCGTCAAGAGCTTGCCTCTGCTCGGCGCTTGAGGCAAGCCTGAGACCGCTTCACTTCGCGGAACGTTACGGTGCGCTTGGAGTCGTGGTGTACCGTAACGTCCCGTGGGTGACTTCCGGTCGAGTCGCAGGTGGCAGCGTGTGCGCCTCGTCGTCCTCGAGCGTGATCGTTTCACGTGCAACTGGTGCGGTGGGCCGGCCAACAGCGTCGACCACGTCATCGCCGTCGCCGAGGGTGGGCCGTGGTGGGATCTCGGCAACCTGGTGGCAGCCTGCGGGCCGTGCAACAGCAGCCGCTCACCGGGTGGCAGGCCAGGCTGGTCGAAGGCGATGAACGCGACCACCCCACGCACCCCGTTCTCACGGGCTGGGAGCGAGGGCACGGGCTTCCACCGGGTGAGAGCCGAGGGGGGTCGGTTCTTTGGCGGTCGGGGTGTGGAAGATGCGCTCCTGCAATCTCCCCGCATCTCAGCCCTGCCTAGCCCGATCCAGCCGTCCCCAGCCCGTCCTGGACGGCTTCAGACGGCCGCTGTCGCTTCCGGCCGACGCCAGCGGCGGATGTACTTCGGACGACCGGCCTGATGGCCCTGGCGGTCAGGGCCCACGCCGATCGGCACGGTGTCGCCAGGCCCCGGATCGCCCCGCCGACGCCGGCCCGCAGCCTCCTCGCCGAGTACGAGGCCACCGCCGCCGACCTCGGCATCAGCCTCATGCCCTGGCAGCGCATCGCCGCCCGCTACATGACCGCCACCTCGGGCAAGCGCTGGCGCTGGCGCTCGGTCTGCATCGTCGTCGCCCGCCAGAACGGCAAGACCGAGCTGCTCCTGCCGCGCATCGTCATGGGCCTCCGCCAGGGTCGGCGGATCCTCCACACCGCCCACAACCGGAGCCTGCCGCGGGACACCTTCCTGCGCCTGGCGTCGGCCTTGAACGGCGATCCAGACGTCGTCGACATCCGCTTCGCCAACGGCCAGGAGGTCATCCGCTACGCCAACGGCGGCCGCTACACCCTGGTCGCCCCGAGGCCCCGGGTCCGCGGTCACTCCGTCGACGACGTCCTCATCGACGAGGTCCGCGAGCAGCGGGCCTTCGACCTCATGGCCGCCATCAAGCCGACCCTGACCGCCAGCCGCAACCCCCAGATCATCTACCTCAGCAACGCCGGCGATTCCGGATCGGTCGTCCTCAACGACCTCCGCGAGAAGGCCGACACCGACCCCGAGCTTGCCTACCTCGAGTGGTCGGCCGCACCCGACCGCCGGCTCGACGACCGGCGCGGCTGGGCCGAGGCCAACCCGGCCCTCGGGGTGACCATCACCGAGGACACCCTGGCCGGCTTCCACACCAGCTTCCCGGGCTCCGTCTTCGAGACCGAGCACCTCTGCCGCTGGGTCGTCTCGATGCAGCCCAAGCTCGTCGACGAGGCCGCCTGGCTGCGCTGTCACGCCGAGCCCGGGCGGATCACCCAGCCCTCCATGGGCATCGCGATGGACCCCTCGGGCAAGCGGGCCTCGGCCGTCATCGCCTGGCCGATCGACGAGACGCGAGTCGGCCTCGAGGTCGTCGCCGACGTCACCGGCGACCCCATCGACGTCGCCCGCTTCGGCCCCGACCTCCGCAAGCTGGCGAGCCAGCTCAAGGTCCGCAGCTTCTGGTTCGACCCCTGGACCGACGCCGACCTGGCCCGCTACCTGCCGGGTGCCAAGCCGGTCGGGACCCGCGACCACGGCGCCGCCTCGGGCAAGTTCGCGACCCTCGTCGAGAGCGGAAACCTGCGCTGGGAGCGGGCGGCCGAGATCACCGCCGACCTTCCCTGGACGGCCCGCGACAAGGCCCACGACGGCGGCCAGTGGCAGGCGGTGAAGGCCCACGACGGGCGGCCGATCACCGCAGCCCTGGCCGCCGTCCGGGCCGTCTGGCTGCCGTCCGGTCCCCGCCACGCGACCCCGAAGGTGATGTAGATGTTCGACTCGATCAAGCGATTCCTGGCGGTCGAGCCGCTCCACGAGCGGGCCGTCCTGGCGTCGAGCTTCTACGACCCCCTGCCGCCGCTCGCCACCCAGCTCGCCAACATCCGCGATTACGACCGCCACCGCCGGATCAGCGTCGGCGAGGCCCTCTCGGTGCCGGCCATCGAGGGTGCCGTGACCCTCATCAGCCACACCGTCGGCTCGCTCTCGATGCAGGGCTGGTTCAACGGCGTCCCGATGGACGACACGCCGACCGTCCTCGGCCGGCCGGATCCGTACGAGACCCCGGTCGACTACTACAGCGCGGTCGGCTTCGGCCTGGCCGCCTACGGCGAGGCCGTCGGCTGGATCGCCAAGCGCGACAGCCTCGGCTACCCGCTCGCCCTCGTCAACGTCCCGCCGGTCGAGCTGACCGTCGAGCAGAACCCCCGCAACCGGCTCCACCCGGTCTACACCTGGGGCCGCACCAAGGGCACCCGTTACAGCCTCGCCAGTCGCGACGGCGACTTCGTCCACGTCACCTACCACCGCGAGGCCAACGCCCTCCGCGGCGTCGGCCCGTTGCAGATGTGCGGGGCGGCCGTCTCGGTCGCGGTCGAGGCCCAGCTCTGGGCCAGCAACTTCTTCGCCGGCGGCGGGGTCCCGCCGCTGGTGATCAAGTCGGCGGTCGAGCTCGACGGCTCCACCGGCGACGACGGCCTGACCGAGGCCGGCCGTCTCAAGGCCGGCTGGCTGGCCGGCGACAACAACGTGCCCAAGGTCATCGACCCCGGCATCGACGAGATCCAGCAGCTCGACTACAACCCGCAAGGCGCCCAGATGCTCGACGCCCGCCAGGCCAACAACGGCGACGTGGCCCGGATGTTCCGCATCCCGGGCGCCCTCCTGGAGTTCAACAGCCCCGGCTCGAGCCTGACCTACCAGAACGTGGCCGACGTCTGGGTCCAGTTCCTGCGGGGCTGCCTCCAGCCGTCGTACCTCGAGAAGATCGAGGCCCACATGAGCGACCTCCTGCCGCGGTCGCAGGCCGCCCGGTTCAATACCAAGAACCTCTTGCGGGCCGACATCAAGACCCGCTTCGACTCGTACAACCTGGGCATCCCGCTCGGCGTCATCACCACCGAGGAGGCCCGCCGCGAGGAGGGCTACCTGCCCGGTGACATCGAGACGATGCCGGTGGCGCCGGCACCGCCCGCCGCCGTCCCGACGTCGCTCCCCGACGACACCCTGCAATCCCGATCGCAGTCCCTTCGCTGCGACGGCCAGCGGGTGCTGCGCGGTGTACTCCGGCCGTGCAACGCCCTGCTGGCCGAGACCGGCGTCTTTAGCGGGGTCTGCCGAAGGTGCGGCAAGGAGTACACGGGGGCCTACGCCACGGCCGCCGTCGCCGAGCGATCGGCCCCGCCCGACATCGTCCTGACCGCCACCGTCGTCCCGCCCGAGCCCGAATCCCTCGAGCGCCAGATGCTCCGGACCCTGACCGAGGCCGTGGCGATCCTGACCGCCCGCCCGGAGCCTGCGCCGCCGGTCGTCAACGTCGACGTCCAGCCGGCCCAGGTCCGCAACGAGTTCACGATGCCGGCGCCCGACCGGACACCCTCCGTCAAGCGCATCCGCCGCGATGAGCAGGGCCTCATCAGCATCATCGAGGAGGGGGTCGCCTGATGGCCGACACGACCCGGATCAGCAACGCCACCGCATCGGCCGAGGCCGACGCCCTCGCCCGCCTCCTCGACAACGGCTGGCTCAGGATCTACGACTCGACCGGCGGCACCGGCCAGCCGGCCACCGTCGACACCGCCATCGGCTCCCAGGTCATCCTCGCCGAATTGAGGTTCGCCGCGACGTCGGCCCCCGGCGCCAGCAACGGGGTCATCACGTTCAGCGCGCTGACCGCCGACAGCTCGGCCAACGCGACCGGGACGGCGTCGTGGTTCCGGACCTTCAAGGCGGACGGCACGTCCGCCGTCTGGGACGGCTCGGTGGCTGCCTCGTCGGCCACGATCAACCTCAACACGACGAGCATCGTGACGGGCGCCGCGGTGTCGGTGACCGCGCTGACCTTCACCGTCCAGAAGGGCTGACCGGGGGCCACTAGATGGCCGTCACCCTCTTCACCGGGTTCGAGGCCCCCGACCCCGCGCTCGACGGGATCACGCTGGCGGGCGTAACCGCGCCCACGTATTCGACGACGCAGGCACGGACGGGGACGCGGTCGATCCGCTGCGCCGTCGGCGCGACGACGTCCTCGTTCTTCACGATCCCGTCGGGCTCTTCGTTCGTCAACTTCGCCCTGTACGTGGAGACGTCGTTCAGCAGCAGCTCGATCAACGGCGCCGTGGTCGGCCAGGGGAACGTCGGCGCGAACCTCCGCTTCATCCCCGTCGCCGGCTCCGGAACGGTCAACCTCCGTGCTTTCAACGGCACCACGGGCCTCGGCGCGGTGATGAACATCACCGAGGGTTCGTGGCACTGGATCGGCTTCAGGATGTCGTCGGGGACCAGCGTCCCGTTCCTGGTCGTGGACGGGGTCTCGGCCGCGGCGGCGACGGCGACGTTCTCCGGAACGGTCTACCAGATGGGCATGTACGGCGTCCCGAATGGCGAGGCGTGCACCGTCTACATCGACGACGTCATCATCGACTCGGCCGGCTTCCTCTCGTCGTCGAAGGTCATCGACCTCCTGCCCACCGCCGACTCCGCCGTGGGCACCGGCTGGACGACGGGCTCCGGTGCCACGACCGGCCTCTGGGACGCGGTCAACAACCAGCCGCCGACGGCGGTCGCCGACACCGGCACCACGGCCCAGATCCGCAACGCGACCAGCAACGCCAGCGTCAACTACGACGCCACGTTGCAGACGTACACCGTCGGCGGCATCGCCTCGGGCAGCACGGTCCTCGCCGTCCAGGACGTCATCAGCACCGCCGCCCCGGTCACGACCAGCGCCAAGCTGGGCAAGGTCGGTAACGTCAGCAACCCGGCCATCACGACCGTCGCCCTCGGCGCGAGTGGCACGGCTGCGGCGTTCTGGTCGGGCGTCGCGGCGGGCACCTGGCCGACCGGTTGGAAGGGCTCGCTCGGGACGCTGACCGCCAGCCCGACGGTCACCCTCGGCACGGCGCCTGTCATGCGCGTCACCCAGGACACCGCCAGTACCCGGATCGCGATGGTCGGCTACATGGCCCTCCGGGTGGCGTGGACACCGGGCCTCACCCCCGTCACCGGCACCGGCGCAGGCAGCGGTACCGCCTCGAGCTCGACCGGCACCGCCGCCGAGACGATGTCGGGCACCGGCGCCGCCGCCGGCAGGACGTCCACGGCGTCGGGCAGCGGCACCTCGCTCCAGTCGTTCAGCGGCACCGGGGCGGGCAGCCAGGCCGCCCAGACGTCGACCGGCAGTGGCGTCGAGGCGATCAGCGGGACGGGTGCAGCGACCCAGGCCACGCAGACCGCCAGCGGGTCGGCGATCGAGCGATATACCGGCACGGGTGCCGGATCGCAGACGACGCAGACGGCGCTCGGGTCCGCCTTCGAGACGATCACCGGGTCCGGTGCCGGGTCCCAGGCCACCGCCACCGCGACCGGCAGCGGCCTCCTCGCCATCACCGGCAGCGGGTCCGCGACCCAGTCGGCGCAGACAGCAAGTGGTACGGGCCTCGAGACGATCACGCCCACGGGCGCCGGCCACCAGACGACCCAGACCGCGGCCGGCACGGGGTCCGCCCTCCTCGCCGTGGCAGGTTCCGGCGCCGCTGTACAGGCCGCCCAGACGGCGAGTGGCACCGGCAGCCATGTCGCCCCGATGGCGGGTTCTGGGGCCGGCCAGCAGGCGCGACAGACGGCCACGGGCGCGGGCCTCGTGTCCGAGGTCAGCGTCGAGATCACCGGCACCGGGTCAGGGACGCAGGCTCGCCAGACGGCCCACGGCTCGGGGCTCGTCGCGGAGATCATCACCGAGCTGCCGGTCGGTGGCCGGCCGGTCCTGCCGTACCGCTGGCAGCAACTCGTCCGCGGCAGGGGCGCAGGGGTCCAGGCGCGTCAGACGGCAGGCGGCAGGGGTCTCGTCCTCGTCGCCGGCGGCGGTGGCGACCAGCCGCGTCAGACCGCCAGCGGCACCGGACGCGTGGATGACGACGACCTCGTGATCGCCCTCGCGGCGTAGGCTATCCGCGGAGGCCGCGACGATCACGGCTAGCCTCCGGGTCGGGCTCTACTTCCCGGTGCAGGGCCTCGCGGCCTCCATTGACTGTCACAGTGCCACCCGTGTAGCATCCGGCCCAGCCGGAATAGGTCGGGTCGTGGCCCTCGTGCCCAATCCCCGAGCGTGACCTCCCAAGCTCCCACGGCGTGTCCGTAAAAGGTGGGACCTGGTCGAGGTCACCCTTATGCCGGACACCACCACCGACGTCGATCGCTACTTCGACGCCCTCGCCGACGTCCGCGAGAACGACGCCCGCATCTCGATCCGGAGTGCCGCGCTCCGCGAGATCGACATGCGCCTTGTGCCGTGGGAGGTGCCCGTCATCACCCGCGACGGCCCCGAGGTCCACATGCGCGGGTCCTTCAACGTGCCAGACCCGAGCCGGGTCGTGCTGCGCCTCGAGCATGACAACCCGCCGGCCGGCAAGGGCATCGCCTACGAGGACCGCGCCGACGGCGCGTACATGACCTTCCGGGTCTCGAGGACCCAGCGCGGCGACGACATCCTGACGCTCGCCCAGGACGGCGTGACGACCGGCGTCTCGGCGGGCTTCTACGACCGACCCGATGGGGTCGAGATCCACAGTCGCGGTGGCAACCGCCTCCGCATCGTCAAGAGGGGCGGTGCGGATCTCCGCGAAGCCTCGACCACATGGCGGCCGACCTGGGACGACGCAACCGTCCTGGCAGTCCGTTCACCAGAGGGAGATCGCACCGTGACTGAAACCGCCCTCGTGCCGGCCGAGCCGGTCATCAACATCGACACCACGGCGATCGCCGAGGTCGTCGGCCAGCTCGGCGCCCGCCTCGACGCCCAGACGGCGACCCTCGCCGAGTTCCGCCACGAGATGGCCGAGCGCAGCCGCGCCGACATCGTCATCCCCGGCATCGCAGCCCAGCCGGCCGAGGGCACCAGCCGCGGCGACTGGCTGTCGATGGCCCTCCGGGTCCTGTCCGGCGAGCGGGTCCCCCAGGAGCAGCTCCGGGCCTGGAGCGACCTCATCACCACCGACAACCTGGGCGTCGTCCCGCCGGCCCACCTGTCCGAGATGATCGGCGTCATCAGCGCCGCTCGGCCGTTCCTCTCGACGACCCGCCAGCTCAACCTCCCGGCGTCGGGGATGTCGCTCATCCTGCCCCAGCTCGTCACCCGCCCGACGGTCGGGATCCAGGCGACGGAGAAGACGCTCATCACGTCGACGGAGACGTCGATCACGCCGGCCACGTTCAGCCCGGTCACCATCGCCGGCGGCGGTGACATCTCCTTGCAGCTGCTCCGCCGGAGCGATCCGAGCTACCTGACCCTGTACCTCGAGCTTCTCGCCGAGGCCCTGTCGGCCAATGCCGAATCGACCGCCATCACCGCCCTGCTCGCCACCGCCGTCGACGACGGCGGCACCATCGACCCCGAGCTGCTGGCCCTCGGCGATGCCTGGGCGACGAGCTACGGGGCCATGAAGCAGGGTCCCGACACCATCTGGATGTCGAGCGCGGCCATCGGCGCCTTCATCGACGCCAAGGCATCGACGACGAACCAGCCGCTCTACAGCGACCTCCGGGCCGACTTCACGGCAGCCGGCGGTGTCGGTGGCTCGATCTCGGGCCTCCGTCCTGTCCACGTCCCGGCCCTCGACGCGACCGCCGTCGACGTCCTGGTCGGCAATCACAACGGCTTCGCCTGGGGCGAGGACGGCGCCTACAACCTCCAGGTCGACGTCCCGAGCAAGCTCGGCCGCGACGTCGCATTGGCGAGCATCTTCTTCTTCGCACCCCTCTACCCAGCCTCATTCACCAAGTACGCCCTCGGCGCCTAGATGGCAGCCTGGCCGGAGCTGGACGAGCTGAAGCAGGTCCTCGACGTCACGTCCCCCGACTGGGACGGCGACGACGGCGAGGACCCGACGCGGCTCACTCGGCTCCTGTCGGCGGCCATCGCCAGGGTCAAGATGGACGTGGGCGACTGGGACGAGGACGTCGACACCCCCGACGATGCCCTCTCCCAGGCCGCCCTCCGGATGGCCGAGCTGATGGCCCTCCGGCCCGAGGTCGCCCCCGCGGCCCTCGGCGATCCGACCTACGCCCGCCTCCTCAAGGGTCACCGCAGAGTCTTCGGGGTGGCCTAGATGGCCTCCAACCTCAAGGGCAAGGCCACGCTCCAGAAGCGGATGGGCGCCGTCGCGAAAGAGATCACCGTCCAGGGCGCCGACCGCTGGCAGCGGCGGGCCACCAGGCTCGCCCAGTCCACCCTCTCGGGCTACGACATGCCCTACAGCAAGGGCGCCCTCCGGCGCTCGGTCAAGGTCGGCGCCATCCGCAAGACCGGCGGCCGGATCACCGAGGCCCGGGTCAACATGATGTACCACGGCTTCTTCGTCGACGCCGGCACCCAGGGCCACGGCCTCAACTCGAGGGCCAGCCGGGTCATCCGCCGGCGGGGCATCTCGGGCGAGCAGTACAAGGCCCTCATCGCGACGTCGCGGACGGTCTTCGCCAAGAAGGCCCGCGGCCGCCGTGGCGGCGGCTACGAGGCCCGCCCGTTCCGCACCCGGGTCGCCGTCGAGGCCCTCAAGCAGACGAGCATGAAGGACATCCTCGTCGACGTCTGGAACGGCGCGGCGTAGTGGGCCTCCAGGCCGCCATGCGCCTCGCCGCTGTGACCCTCCTAGACGACTTCGCCGACAGCGCCGGCGTCAAGCTCAGCACCTACCGGTCGCGGCCGGCCAAGATCAACCCGCCGCAGGCGTTCGTCGACACGATCGGCGAGGTCCTCGACCACTCGACCAACATCACCCAGCGGACCCCGACGGCCGAGGTCGTCGTCGTCCACGGCATCTACGACTACGGCGAATCGGCCGACCAGCGGGACGCCTTCGTCGACGGCTTCATCGACTGGGCCGAGAGCCGCTTCCACGCCGCCGGCCCCAACAGCCTCATCGCCGTCCGCGACGTGGCCGACCTGCCCGACTGGACGCCCGAGTGGTCCGATACCGACGCCCGGATCTTCTACGCCACGCGCATCTCGCTGGAGGGCTACGGACTGGTCGAAGCCTGACCCTCTGGCGTCGGTCGGTAGGCGCCAGGACCCGCAGCAAGCGCAGCACAGAAAGGACACCCGCAGATGCCGATCCTCGGTGGCTTCGTCCGCCTTCGCAAGCACCAGTTCGGCCGCCAGGCCGACTTCGGGACCGCCGTCCCGGCCACCCGGGCCTACCCCTTCGGGGGCACCCCCAGCGTCGTCCTCAACTGGACGGACCCGGACGTCGACGTCGGATCACTGGACCCGGTCGCACCGCCCTACCGGACTGCCCCCGACCTGACCGCCAGCCTGACCGATTCGGCCCTCGCCTACGACAACATCCCGATCCTCATGTCGGCCTTCTTCGGCGGCGGCATCACCCCGACCGGGTCCGGTGCCGGGAAGACGTGGGTCCACGACCCGGCCTCGCTCACCGTCGACGAGCCCGACGTCTTCACCTACGAGTTCGGCGATGACGTCCTGACCGACTGGTTCCAGCTCCGCGACGGCCTCCTCGAGTCGCTCGAGATCACCGGCCCCGACGGCCTCGGCCCGCTGTCCACGACGATGACCTGGCGCTTCGGCGCGGTGGCCTCGACGGGGTCCACCGACAGCCCCGTCGACGGCACGGTGCCGACCCCGGACCTCGCCGTCAGCGCGACCGACGCCCTCGTCTACCTCAAGGATGGCGGCATCTGGATCGGCGACACCCTGGCCGGCGTCTTCGGCCACCAGATCACCGACGCCCTCCACAACTTCACCCTGCGCCTCAGCCACGAGGTCGACCAGAAGCGATTCGCCAACGGCGCCCAGACGTTCGACCTGGCCGCCTACGGTCCGGGCGCCCGGACCATCGAGCTCGAGGCGACCTTCGCCAAGACGGCCGACATCGTCGGCGTCGATTCGGAGTCCGATCGCTGGATGTCGGACCAGGCGGTCAACCGCTACGTCGGCCTTCGCTTCATCTCGACCGAGGTTGCCGCGACGCCCTCGACCTTCTACGCCTGGGACGTCGTCATCCCGATGCGGATCTACACCCGGACCGAGGGCGAGGTCGGCCAGAACAGCACGGTCGTCCTGACCGGCCACGCCTTCTACGACGACGTCGGCGACACCGTCTTCAAGTCCACCGCGGTCACCACCCTGACCGAAGCCGAGCTGGGCCTTGCGTCTGTGGGCCTCATGGCCGCCTCGGCCGAAGGCGAGACCAAGTCGAAGACCAAGACCACCAAGAAGGCCGAGGCCGAGCCGGCCCACGCCGCGGCCTGACATGGCCACGATCGACTGCATCTGTCCCCCGAAGGGGGACGGCGAGACGCGCCACCCCGACGGCGATACCGTCAGTCTCCGCGAGCGGCTGGACTTCAGGCAGGCCCTCACCGCTCGCAACGCCTTCCTCGTCCTGAAGGCCGAGGACCCCGACGCCTCGACGGCCGAGGTGCTGGCCGTCCTGACCGAGACCTACCTCCTCCTCGGCATCGAGTCGTGGACCGTCCAGGACGCCCGTGGCAAGCCGGTGCCGGTCTCCAAGGCCGCCATCCGCGAGCTGCTGCTAACCCACCCCGACCAGGCGATGGTCGTCGGCGACGAAGCCGACACGCTCTACTCGGAAGCCGTGATCAGCCCTTTAGTGGCCCGGGCCTCGAGCTCCTCGCCCACTACGCCGACAGCCGTATCGACGTCAGCGACGAGTGGGCCTTCACCGCGGCGCCCGAAGCGCTCGAAGCCATCCTCGACCACGAGTTCCCGGACGGCCGGCATCGTTCAGATCTCACCGTCGCCCGATGGCGACTCCAGCTCCTGGCCGAACTCGGCGTCGGCCGGCTAGTCCGCCAGGCGCAGGCCCACGAGGACGGCAAGGTGGCACAACTGAGGAGGGCGACCGGTGGCGCTCGCTGAGACCGCGAAGCTCCTTGCCTCGCTGGGTCTCGAGGACAAGCTGACCCCGGCCCTGAAGAAGGCGTCGGGCTCGCTCGACAAGTTCGACACGCGCCTCGACAAGTCCTCGACGCGGGCCTTCAGGGCCGGCCAGCAGATCGGCACCGGCATCAAGGTCGGCCTGGCCGTCGGGGCGGCCGCCCTGACCGGTCTCGCCGGCCTCCTCATCGTCTCGGCGAAAGAGGGCCAGGAGGCGGCCAAGGTCCAGAACGTCTACGCCACGGCCATCGCCAACTCGGGCAAGGTGACGGCGGCCAACGTGGCCGCCCTGAACGCCCAGCAGGACGCCCTCCTGAAGCTCACCGGCACCGACGACGAGGTCATCAAGGCCCAGCAGACCCGGCTCATCCAGATGGGCCTGACCGGCGCCCAGGTCGAGAAGCTGACGCCCTTGATCTTCGACCTGGCGGCCTCGGGCTACGACCTCGAGTCGTCGACCAAGGCGGTCGCCAAGGCGGCCCAGGGCAGCAACACCGCGCTCCAGAAGATGGGCATCATCGTGCCCAAGGGCGGTGACGGCATCGCCATCCTCAACCAGCGTTTCAAGGGCACCGCGGCTGCGTTGTCGGGCGGTCTCGACGTCAGGCTCAAGGTCTTGAACGAGAGGCTCGCCAACCTCCGCGAGGCGGCCGGCCAGAAGCTCCTGCCGGCCCTGACTCGCATCGTCGACGTCGTGGCCGACAAGCTGGTGCCGGCCTTCGGCACCTTCATCGACGCCATCATGCCCTCGGTCCTCGAGGGCCTCGACAAGCTGTCCGGCTACCTCGAGGGCGGCGGGGCGACGACCGCCATCACCAAGATGCTCGCCTTCGCCAAGTCGGCCGCCCCGGTCATCCAGTCGGCGGCCTCGGCGACCCTGACCATCATCCAGACCGCGGTCGGCCTGTTCAGCAGCCTGCCGCCCGAGATCCAGGGCCTCGCCGTCGCGGGCCTCACGATCAACAAGTTGACCGGCGGTCTCGTGACCAACCTCGCCGGCGGCCTCATCTCGGCGGTCATCAGCTCCTTCAAGGGCCTTATGAACGTCAACGCCGCGACCGTCATCGTCAACGGCGGTGTCGGCGGCGTACCGGGTGTCCCGGTCGCGGGGACCAACGCCGCGACACGAGCAGTGGGCCTCGTGTCCAAGGTGTTCATGGTCGGCATCGCCGCCGAGGCGGCCGACATGATCCACGGCCTCATCAGCCCGGGCGGCGGTCTCGAGAACCGGACCAACACCGGCACCCAGCTTCTCGGTGACACGCTCGAATGGCCGTTCGGCCCGAAGAACACGCCGCATCTCGACCTCGGACCCTTCAAGGACATCCTCCGCGGCGATTCGCAGTTCGTCGCGACACCGGGCCTTGCGGCGTTGACTACCCCGCCACCGAACCTCGCCCAGGACGCCGCCGAGTCCGCCTCCCAGCGACGTAACGCCGCCTTCACCAGCAACCCGACGCGGCAGGAGCTGCGGGTGAAGGTCCGCGACCTCGAGAAGCTCAAGCCCACCAAGGACACCCAGCGGGCGATCACCTCGCTCCAGAACCGCCTCCAGAACCGCATCGACGCCGAGAAGAAGCGGATCGCCGACGCCGTCGACGCCTCGTCCCGGGCCATCGTCGCCGCCGTCAAGGCGGCCGGCCCCCAGCCGGTCTACGTCACCGTGCCGGTCACGACCAACATCAACGGGCGGGTCGTCGACGCCAACCTGAACCGCTACCAGTCGATCACCGGCGACGTGCTGTCCCGCGGCTGATGGACGTCTCGCTTGCCGGCTCGGCGATCACCTACCGGCCCGACGACGACCAGCTCGGTTCGCTGTCGCTCGAGTTCGCGGCCTTCGACGGCGAGGTCGGCATCGGCCAGGTGCCGGTCCCCGACCCGACGGCGGCGATCAGCGTCCTCGACGGTCGGGCCGTCCGCATCTCGGAGGGCAGCGTTCGCCTGACCGACGGCTTCATCGTCGACCAGGACCGCGAGAGAGGCCCCATGCCGGCCGCCACGGCGAGGCTGCACACTTTCTCGGTCCAGGACGCCAACGCCCTCCTTGACGGCTTCAGGGTCGCCAGGACGCGATCCAGCGAGACCGACGTGGCCCGGGTCCTCGCCTTCGCCGCTGCCGACGGGCCGGCATGGGACACGACCTGGGTCCTCGTCTCCGGGACGGTCACCCTGCCGGCCAAGACCTACGACTCCGACGGCGGCTGGTCGGAGCTGATCAGCGACGTCGTCGAGTCCACCGGCAAGACCCTCTTCCTCCACGACAAGGCGGCCGGCGGGCGCTGTCTCCACTACCACGGCCTGACCTCGGGCCACGGCTGCGGCCTCAGCATCAGCGACCAGCAGCGGGGCGGTCTGGCGTCCACCGTCTTCGCCCCCATCGAGCCGCGCCGCCAGCGGACCAGCATCGACCTCCGCAACGACGTCCTCGGACGCGACCAGACCGGGCGGACGTCGACGGCGACCGACTCCACGAGCATCTCGCAGCACAACGCCGACGGCCTCAAGCACCAGTCGCTCCAGATCTTCGACGCCGTCAGCCAGGCCGACCTCGACGTCAAGACGGCCGCCTTCCTCGCCTCCCAGAAGGACGAGCGTGACACCTGGACGTGCCAGATCGGGCCGCTCGGCGAGACCGAGCTGGGCTTGATCCGGGTCGGCGACATCATCACCGTGACGTCCTCGGTCATGGGCCTCTCGGCGAGTCCGCAGCGGATCGCCCACATGACGTTGCAGCCGGCAACGGGCGAGGGCGGCCGGGTGGCCGAGGGACTGTGGTTCGCGGCCCTCGAGCTGGGCGCCCCGGTCAGACGCCGCAACCGGCGCGGGACGAACGCCATCGTCATCCCGGTCGACGAGCCGTGGGTCTGCGTCCCGACCGACTACACCGTCTCCTGGGATTCCGGCGACGGCGGCGAGGCGTTCATCTCGGGCGCCTGGGCCGGCGAGCGGACGGGCACGACCTTCACCCCGCCCGGGGTCGGCGGCCACATGACCCTCTACGCCGGGGCGACCTACAGCATCACCGCGACCGGCTGGCCGCTGACCTCCGGCGGTGCCCCGTACCCGGCCGGATCGCCGTACCTGCTGTACGGCTGGATGCACGTCGTCGGCCTCGCCAACCCGTCAGAGGGTCCGGTCGCCACCTGGGACATGGGCCAGTACGGCAACCCCAGCCATGAGGCCCTCTTCGGTGGACAGGCCCAGGACTACGTCCCGACCTCGACCCGCTCGGACTACTACGGCCTCGTCCAGTCGGTCGACAGCATCATCAACGACTCGACCGGCTGGGTCTCGACCATCGGCGCCCGCTACGTCTCGGGGCCGGACCCCCGGTTCGAGACGCTGCCGCCGTGCTCGAACGGCGCGGCCCGGGTCGGCCAGCAGGTCCGCTACACCGACACGATCGGTGACGGCACGACGACGGCCTTCACGACCGACCCCGGCTGGGCCTACATGCCGGGTTCGCTCCACGTCCTCATCGACGGCCTCGACTGGACGCCGGAGGTCAACGAGACGAGCCCGGGTTCCGGCGCCTATACCCTCGACTATCCGGTCCCCCTCGGGGCGACCTCGATCGTCACCTACCGGCGGGCGGCATGAGCGTCCCCCAGGAAGTCACCCTCGCCCGCCATGCCGGCGACCTCGACGACGACGGCCACGACGTCCACCCGCTGGTCCTGCCAGGCGACATGCCCTACCTCGGCACCGCCAACGTGGCGACCTTCGCCGAGGGCGCATCGATCGGCCCCTACTCGGGCAACGCGGGGACGGACCTGCCGGGGTTCGCCATCGACGGCGACGACACGACGAAGTGGCACCCCAACGGCGGGACCGGCGCCTACATGGTCGTCGACCTCGGCGCGGTCAAGGCCATCGACGCCTGGCGGATCGTCCTCTCGACGGTCGCCAACGAGATCCCGACGGCCTATGTCCTGGCCTGGTCGACGACCTCGACCGGGACGTTCACGACCGTCGACACGGTCACCGGTGGGGCCGGCGGCGACAAGGGCCTCCGCGAATTCGCCCTGACCTCGGCCCGCTACTGGCGGATAGCCCAGACCGGGACCGTGCCCTGGGACGCCGCGGTGTACACCCTTGAGCTGTACGGCGCGGGGACGGTCGAGGCGACCCCCAGCGACGCCTACGGGCGGTCCCTGCTCGACACCGCCGACGCCGCCGCCGCCCGGACCCTGCTCGGTGTCTCGACGGGCGGCGGCACGGCCAGCTCGATCACCTTCACGCCGACCGGCACGATCGCGGCGACCGACGTCCAGGCCGCCATCGCCGAGGTCGCCACCGACGCGGCTGCCGCCCTGGCGGCCCACGTCGCGGCGGGCGGCGGTGGCGGCACCCTGCTCATCAGCGACACGCCATCGACGCCGCTGGTCTTCGCCGACCTCATCCAGACCGAGGCCCAGGACGACCTCGTGTACTCCGACACGTAAGGGGAACGAGATGCCCAAGGCCAGCGACAACGCCTACCCATCGCTCCTCATCACCGAGGGCACCGTCCCCGCCTCCCCGGCCTCGGGCAAGCAGCGGCTCTACATCGACTCCACGACGCACGGATACAAGACCGTCAACAGCAGCGGGACGGCCTCGGACGTGGGGGCCGGGGGCGGCGGGGCGATGACCCGCCTCGACGAGAAGATCGCCTCGGGTGGAGCGACGGCCAACTTCGACTTCACCTCGATCTCCGGTTCGTACCGGTCACTCGTCATCCACATGACGCTGCGGAGCCAGGTCGCGGCGACCGAGGTCGCGATGGCCTGCCGCTTCAACAACGACAGCGGGGCCAACTACAACACGGCCCGGTTGTACGGCACGGCCACCGCGGTATCTGTCGACTCGTTCGACGCGCAGACGTCGATGGCGAACCTCTTCGTCACCCCCGGCTCGACGGGCACGACGAACGTGGCCTCGTCGTGGGAGTTCTTCATCGCCCGCTACGCGGACACCGTCTTCCACAAGCAGATCATCGCGAATGGCGTCGGATGGTCGTCCAACTCCAGCACCACCTTCAACCGGTCCATCCAGAACGTGGGCAGGTGGGCCAGCACGGCGGCCATCACCCGGATCACCATGTTCCCCTCGTCGGGCAACCTCGTCGACGGCAGCGTGGCGACCCTCTACGGCATCAACTAGTGCCGTCCGACCTCGATCCGCACGAGGCCGCCCTGTGGGCGCTCATCGCCATCTGCCTCGTCCTGGTCGGGGCCATCCTGACCCCCGGGTCGGTCGGCATCAACGAGCGTGGTGCGCTGCTGGGGGCCATCGCTGCCGTCCTGTTCGCCGTCGGCTGGCGGATCCGCCGCAAGGGAGGTGAGTGACATGGCCCGATCGTTTCCGTTCGGGAAAGTCCCCAGCAGCGTCGCCACCGTGATCTCGGAACGCTTCGAGAGGCCCATGGTCGACTGCGGTTACTGCTCGGGCCAGATGGTCTGTCGCAGCACCCGGGCCGGCATCGGCACCGACGGCCGCAACGAGGGCCACCGCATCCGGGCCAAGGGCGGCCGCCCCCACTGGGCCGGCAACACGTCGTCGGAGCTCCGGAAAGGCACGATGGACGCCTTCGGGGTCAGCCTCCTCGGGGTCTCGAAGGACGCCGTCCTGCCGCGGGTGAAGCAGGGCTTCGCGGTCGCGGTGTCGTTGACCTACGCCAAGCTCCCCGGCTATCTCAAGATCCAGGCGAATGATTTCTCGCACTGCGTCATGCTCAAGGGCCACCGCACCGCGGGCGGGGTCGACTACGTCGGGTTCTTCGATCCGCTGTACGACCAGGGCAGCCAGGGGACGTGGGCGAAGTGGACCGACGTCGAGCCCGCCCTGTGGTCCACCGGCCATTCCACGAACACCACCAAGTACGTGCCTGCGGCTGCCCGCTACACCGTCCACATCGCCAAGGGTGCGACCGTCCGGACGTACACCGTCCAACCCCCGAGCGGATCAAGGCCGCGCTGCATCCTGCGCTGGAAGGACGCGACGTGGGGACGCGCCGGCTCCAAGGCGTCCTGCGCGGCCCCCTTGTCGCTGCGGACCTGCGATGGCGCATCGAGCGCCACCGTCGTGCTCGTCACGACAGGGGCCTTCAAGGACAGGACGATCAAGGTCGACCCTGACTTCAAGGTCACGGTGACGGAGGCATGATGGACGACGACGACACGATCGCGGCCGACCCGGACGAGGAGGAGACCGCGGTCAGCGTGGCTCACATCACCGACGGATCGACCCCCGGCGAGAACCAGGAAGTTGGCATCGGCGTCGAGAACGACTAGGGCTGGCGCTCGGCCTCCTGCGCGTCGAGCACATCGAGAACGGCGGACATGGTCGCCGCGTCATAGCCCTGCTCGTTCATGCGGGCTATCCGTTCCCGGATCGTATCCAGCGCGTCGGCGCGGGCCTCGGCCTCGATGGCGGGACGGTGAACGCGAAGGATGCCCGGAAGTACGTTCTTGTCGCCTGCACGAAGGTAGTAGCCGACTTCGGTCGTCAGCGCGGCCCACGCCGCGTCTAGTCGCTCGCTCATGGCTTCTGCTCGGCGAGGATGGCGCGGTACTCGCGGTCATCGCTCAGGATGGCATCGCGCAGACGCTCGCCCAGCAGCGGGCCGATGTCCTTGTCCGCGAGTTGCAGGACGTAGATTGCAGCCCGCCGCAGTCGCTCGGGATGTAGCAGCGCCTCCACGTCCAGCGCGTCGGCGCGGGCCGCGATGTAAGCCACGTATTCGTCCCGCTGCAACGGCCACCACTGGATCAACAGCGCATCCAAGTCGGCGGGCGTTGGGGGCACCCACGCTTCGTCCGGGTCACGTCCCGCCGCCGTCGTCGGCTCGCTCGGTACAGTGTCCATCGACTCATTCTCCCCTGGAGGTTCTGACAATGGCGGATTACACGATCACCGTCTCGGGCGTGGACGAGGCGAAGCTCAAGGAGGCCGCGGACATCGCCGTCGAGGCCGTCCGGGATGCGCTCGACAGGGCGGGCCTCGGCGATCTCGAAGTGACGAGCGAGACCGCCGGGGAGGACGACACCGCGGCGGTCTAGAGCCGCCCTGCGAGGCCTGTCCAGGCCAGGAATGCGATAACGGCGACGAGGATGAGAAGGTCGCGGACCCAGTGTCGCTTGCTCATGGTGTGTCAGCTCTCCGTCTTGAGCGAGCCCGCCCGGAGCTGACAACAACAGGCAGGCTCGCTCGTCTGGTGGGGTGGGAGGTGTCAGCTCTGCCGCGCAGTGTACACGGGTCATAGAATGAGGGAGCCGGGGGGCTTCCGAGGCTCGATACCGAAGAGCCCCCCGGCATGATCCTGTCCAGGGGGGGCGCGGACTGGGCCGTCCTTCCCCGCGGCAGCGCCGCTACCCTACCCCACTCGTGCAATGGCTGACAACCCTTGACGTGACGCGGTAGTCTTGTTTCTCCGGGCTCGACGGACGCCTCACCGACACGGGGCGATCAAGGGGAATGGCGATGATCGACACCGAGGCGCGGGACGTCCTCGACCGTGCCTATGAGATCCAGGCGGCGGTCCGGCTCCGATATCCGGCTTGGGACCGACGGCTGGCACATCCGTTCGGCGTGTCGGGGGATGCGCCCGCCCATGAGTGGCGCGTCTCGCCTGACGTGATGCAGGCGCTGTATGACGCGATGCCGCTCCCCTACCCGGTCCCCAACCCGAAGTCACGCGGTGGGCGGTTGCCAACACTCACCTTATCGGAAGTAGGGGCCGCTAGACCCCGGCTTCTCGATCTCTTCTGCGGCGCGGGCGGCGCCGCCGTCGGCTACCACCGGGCGGGCTTCGACGTCGTCGGCGTCGACATCGCGCCGCAGCCGCACTACCCCTTCGAGTTCCACCAGGCCGACGCCCTGACATGGCCGCTGGACGGCTTCGACGCGATCCACGCCAGCCCGCCGTGCCAGGCGTACAGCGCGGCCACCCGCGACTACTCCAACCACGCCGACCTCTACGACCTGACGCGTCGGCGGTTGCACGGTGCGGGCCTGCCGTTCGCCATCGAGAACGTCATCGGTGCGCCGTACGACCACGGCGTCTTCCTCTGTGGGTCGATGTTCGGCCTGGCCGTCGATGGCGAATGGGTCCAGCGACACCGCAACTTCGAGACCTCCTGGTTCGCCTTCCAGCCACAGTGCCAGCACCCGACGGATCGGCGTGCGCTGCTCGTCACCGGGCACGCCTTCATCAAGGAGGCCCGCGACTGCGGTCGGCATAGCCGACAGGGGCCGTTCGAGCTGGCGGAACGGCTCATGGGCATCGACTGGATGTCCCGTCATGAGCTGACGCAGGCCATCCCGCCCGCCTACACCGAATGGATCGGCGCCCAGCTCCTGCGGGCACTGGCGGTGGCGGCATGACCCTTGACCGCCGCTCCGATAATGGTCGTCCGGGGCTCGACGCCGCTGCCAGCGCAGGCAGCTTTCCGCGTCCCCGTCTATTGCCCGACCACGAACACAGCCCGCGCCTGTGCGCGACGTGTATGGGTGAGCGACACGCCGAGCTGAAAGCAGCGCCCCGTGCCCGCGTCCCGGCCGCCCTGGTGGCCGAGGCCATCGCCGAGGCGGGCGGGGACGTCTGGCCCGCGATCAACCGCTACCACGTCAGCTACCCCCACGCCCACGCCCTCCGCATCCGGTCGGGCTGGCGGGGGGCGGGCCGGCTCGCCGCTCCCCTGCCCTACCACTCCCGGGCCTGGACGTCGGGCCGCCGCAACGGCTGGAGCTCGGACTTCGACGTCATCGACGGCGGGGCGGCATGAGCGACGTCGACGTGGACCGCCTCGTCCGGACGGTCGAGGAGGTCCAGGGGGCATTGACCCTGGCGAACGCCTTCGAGCTGGACCGCGACTCGTGGGAGATCTTCGTCGGCAACCAGGTGCAGCGGATCCTCGACGTCCTGGCGCCAGCGGAGGAGACGCCGGCCGAGGCTCTCAACCACGCCATCCATGACGCGACGGGGTACAAGCCGTGATCGACGAGAAGTTCCTCTCGACCTACGACGTCGCCAAGCTCCTCGGGGTCAGCTACCAGAAGGTCCGCCGGTATCCCCGCTCCGAGCTGCCCTACACCCAGTACAAGCACAACTCGCTGCGCCTCTACGACCCCCGCGACGTGGCCCTCTTCCAGATGCGTCGGAAGGCGTCGTGACGACTGTCGCGGAGACCCGGACCTACACGGAGGAGGCGCGGGTGCGTTCGGCCATCACCCGGTCGGCCGACCACCGCTACACCTACGAGGGCGTCGTCTACCCCGGCGTGACCGGCATCCTGGGCGTCCTCGACAAGAGCGGGCCGCTCATGAACTGGGCAGCCCGCCAGACGGCCACGGCTGCCCTCGAGATGCTCGGCCCCATCCGCGCCCTGGATGCGCTGGTCGAGAATGTCGGCAGGGAGGGAGCGATCAAGGCCCTCACCTCCCGCAGCTCGTGGCAGCGGGACGAGGCCGCCGCTCTCGGCACCGACGTCCACAACCTGGCCGACATGATGGTCACAGGGAGGCCCCTGCCGACCCTCACCGACACCAACCGGGCCCGTGTCGAGCACTACGCCCGCTGGTGGGAGGCGTCGGGCTGGAAGCTGCGCCTCAGCGAGGCGATGGTCGTCCTGCCCGATCCGGCCTGCGGCTTCGGCGGCACCTTCGACCTCCTCTGCTACGACCGTGACGGACGGACGGTCCTGGCCGACATCAAGACCGGCAAGGCGGTCTACCACGAGGCCGTCCTCCAGATGGCCGCCTACGGCATGGCCAAGCTCGTCCAGCCGGCCACCGACGGCCTGTTGCCCGGGCGGGTCTACCCCATGCCGATGCCCGATCGCTACACGATCCTGCACGTCACCGCCGACGAGGTCCGCGAGGTCGAGGTGGCCGTCGGCACCCCGGAGCGGATGGCCTTCCTGGCCTGCCGCGAGCTTCACGAATGGCGCGAGTCGATGAAGGGGAAGCGACTATGACCGAGGAAGAGTTCGTCTTCGGCGGCGACAGCACCGACATCCCGCCCGGGACCTATCCGGCCAAGCTCGCCGCGATGGGGGTCAAGCAGTCCGACCAGTACGGCGACTTCCGGACGTGGGACTTCACCCTCGACAACGGCAGCGCGGTCGGCGGCGCGTCGAGCATGGCGACCTCGTCGAAGTCGAAGGGCGGCCGCTGGGGCCGGGCGCTTCTCGGCCACGATCCGAAGAAGGGCGAGAAGGCCGTTCTGATCGGGCGGCCCTGCCTCGTCGTCGTCGGCCTCGACAAGAACGACTGGCCGACCGTCGTCGACGTCCTGCCACCGCTGGCATCCACCGCGCCGTCGCAGCCGGCCGCCCCCGGACC